CCGATAGTCGGGCCGGCCGTTGGTCTTGACCGCATCAGCGAGCAGTGCCGCATTATACAGGCCGTATCGGCTCGCCAGCAGCACTGCGCCAGCTCGCCGCACGCTGCGGCCATCCTCGAGAGCATCCGACGCCGAGCGGCGCCGGTGCTCCATGGTAGCGATGAACTCCGTGAAACTGCTCATCGGATGCTGACCGGGCCGTTGTTTGCGACAGCGACAGCAGCGTCGCAGATGTCCTGCACAAGCTCTGCAGGCATGTCAGCGCGGAAACCGGCCCACATGGCAGAGGTGAGCGCCTTGCGGGTGTCCCCGTCTGGGCGGTTGGCGTAGTCCAGCGCTGCCGCGCTGAGGTTGTCGACGAGCTGCTGGCGGTTGGGTGTGTTGAGCATGTTTTCCTCCTTGGGTGTCTAATCCTAATAGACACTCGGCAACCTGTCTATAGATATTAGCATTTTTATCCTGAGCGCTATAGGCTAGTGGTATGACACTCGCCGATCATCTCCGGTCCCTACGGCTCCACGCTGGCCTCACTGCCGGCTCGCTGACCTCTGCCGCACGGTCTACCGTGCACGCGCTAGAGAATGGCCGGATCATGCCTTCACCGTCCGCGCTGGTCGCCATGCTCGCAGAGCTAAACGCTGACCAAGCTGCGCGGGATCTGGCCTGGGCACTGTACCGGGCACAGCATGAGGCGAGACAGCTACACGCAGAGCGCCCCGGCCGATGTGGTCGGGCATGACATTACCTCGCTTGAATGGGCGTCATCGTCGGGGCGGCTCTGCATTTTCTCGGTCTATCTCGCACAATACCCAAAATCCGGGCGTTATCATTCCTCAACGTCTGCGAGATAGGCCACCTTCTACCGCCCTGGCCGGCGCCACAATCCCCTGTTTCAATTCCAGCCGGTCAGGGCTCCTCTATGCGTGACGTGACCTGGTTCCGAGTCCACATCGACCCGCGATATCATGCGATGCGCGGCCTCGAGTGGCTTGGCTACGTCGGCACCCACTGCGATCAGATCCTATTGATCGAGGACGTGGAGGATGAGCAGCGGGTGATCAAGCCAGAGCAAGCCTGCCCGGCATGTCTCGCTGCTCTGGAGCGTGAGCAGTGACTGCTACAATAGGCATCGATCCGGGAAGAACTGGCGGCGCTGTCCTTATTGATGAGCGGTCCCGGCTCATCTGGGCGGCATCCTGGCGCCCCTGCTCAGTCGGCTATCGCGTCGATATGTACAGCGAGGATGAGAGCTGCAGTGAAAATCTGATAGGCCAGGCATCTGATGTCGGTGTCTACCTCAGCATCTGGGCAGCTGATGTGATGGGAGAAGGCCCGGCTCTCGATAGAAAGCCGCTGCAGCTCGCATGCGAAGACGTATTCGTGCACCGTCAGCGGCCCAACATCCGCAGCTCTATCTCTCTCGCGCGGTGGTCTGGCGGCATTATGGGACCGTTAGAAATTTACGCCAATAAGGCAACATCGTATTATCAGGCTGCGGTTTGGCGCCGCTCTATCCTCGGCCTCTCGCCATTTACCAAGCGAGAGGCCGCGAAGGCCGCAGCGCTGAGGTACATTCCTGCCATGGTCCCGGGTCTCAGTGCCGCACTCGAGGCGCTCGGCTCCCTTGACCATCTCGCCGATGCTGCCGGTATCGCTCTCCATCGACAGCGCACCTAATCCGCTAATATCCCGCCTCTTGTCCCGCCTATCCGGCCCGGCCTCCTCGGTCGGGTCGGTTTTATTTTGCTACTATTAATAATAGTTCTTGCACACTATTAATAATAGTCCTATATGTTGAGTGTGGGCAGGGAAACAACCCGCCACCAACCAAGGACAACACCATGACCGAGATCAAGACCGCGCACGGTAGAACACGAGCATTCAACCCTCACGCCACCGGAATCGACGGTTCTGGTCGAACAGTTTTCATCGTGTGGACAATGAACGAGGACGGGAGCGTCCACCACATGGAGAAGTTTTATTCAGCAGCAGAGGCTCTCTGCTGGATGAAGTGGGCATAACCCCCGCCCCCTCGGGGGCCGTGTCCGCGCTGATAAGCGGAGATGCGTCCAGCAGGACGAAACACAAGAGGACAACATGACCCTGACCATCGAACACACCGACAGCATCACCATCGACGGCGCCACCGTCGCCGGTGACCTGCACATCACCATGGGCTGCGCGGGCGACCGATGGAGCCCGCCAGAGTCGCCCAGTATCTTCGCCGGCGACCTGACCACAGAAGACGGCGACAGCATCACCGTGGCAGATCTCGACGAGAACACCCTGGACCTGCTGATGGAGCAGGTGGTCGACATGCCGTGCTGGGGTGCAGAGTGAGCGCCCGCATGATCCCCCACACCAAGCGCCTGGCCCATGGCCGGTACATCGTCGCCATCGAGTGCAGCTCCTGCGGCTGTCGTCAGGTGGTCAACTTCGCCGGTTGGTCTGGCCTGCTCTGCCGTCCCTCGGTCGGTGGCTGCGGTGCCGAGCTGGAGCGCACAGCCTACCGGGTGAACCGATGAGCGCCCGCGTTGACCCCGCCACTAAGCGGCGCCCGCGCTCGTTCGGTGTCTCCGATGCCGACAGCGCCATCATCGACCAACTCGCCGACCGGCTCGGCTGCTCACGCAGCGAGGTGGTCGTCCGTGCCATCCGCCTCCTCACCCTTCGACTTGGAACAGACAATGACTGACGGAATCGTAAACCTCAAAGGAAAGCGCTACTACACCGTAGCCCGGCGCGTGCACGACTTCCGCGCCGCCTGCTCGATCGCTGACGGCTGGGGGCTGGTTAGCTCTATGGTCTCCATCGACGCCGAGACCATCATCATGCGCGGCGCTGTCATCGACCCACAGGGCCGCGAAGTCGCGGTCGGGTATGCCGAGGAGAAGCGCAGCAGCAGAGGCGTCAACAGCACCTCGGCGCTAGAGAACGCCGAGACTTCAGCCCTCGGCCGAGCCCTCGCCGCTGCTGGGTTTGGCGGCGACGGGGCATACGCCAGCGCCGACGAGCTCACCAACGCACTACGCCAGCAGCGCCAGACCTGGACGGACAGCGAGCGCGCCGCCTTCATGGCCCGCCTATCTGCCCTCGAGGTGTCCCCGTCCGCTGTCGCTCGGTACGCTGATGAACGTGGCTGGGGCTCTCCTGCCGGCTGGACGCCAGAGGCTCGAGGAGCGTTCGTCGCTGACCTGGCCACCGGCAAGATCCCCGCGCTCTATTCCCCCGCCGCCGAGTAACCCTGTGCTATAAAAAAGGGGCGGACCAGCCTACTAAACACGGTCCGCCCCTAAGGACAACGAATGAAGCATAACACGAAGCGCTCGCCCTCGTCTATGGGTGGGTGGGAGCCGTTACCGTCTGCCGTCTGGCACGACATCGCCGAGCACCTGCCGCAGCCTTGGACCGATGGACAGGCCGCGCATGATCTTCGGGTGTACGCATCACAGGTGCGCCTCGGTCGCCGTCGGAAGATGCCCGGCAGGGTTGCCCTGGCTGGTCGATGGGGATGGGCTGACCGAGCGGTCAGGCGCCTGCTCAAGACTGAGAGCGCTTGGCAAGATCCGCGATTCGCAGAGCGTACCACCGGCGTACCAGAGGCGTACCAGAGGCGTACCAATCAGGAGCCGGTAAGCAAGGTTGAAGCGTCCGCAGCGTACCAGGGGCGTACCACAGGTGTACCAGAGGTGTCCACACGCGCGGATATACACAGAACACACACCACAGAGCACAAGCTCTCTGATCTCTGGGCTCGGCTGGAAAGCATCCGGACTGAGGCCAACCCCAAGGCCCGGCCGCTCAAGTTGACCAGCGGACGGCGCCGCGCTCTCGGTGCTCGACTCAAGGAGCACACCGCCGAGGAGCTGCTGACCGTCTGGCGCTGGTGGCAGACCTCGCAGCATGACCGGGCTGTCTGGCTGCGGTCCAAGTGCACGGTAGACACCATCCTCCGCCCGTCCAACTTCCCCGGATACCTTGACCTCGCCAGCATCGCGCCGACCACCAAGACGGCCACCGACGCCGAGCAGGTGTGGAGCCTCATCATTGATGCCATGGGGCGCGTGGGCTCTCGCCGCCTGCCTACCCCTGCCGATATCCCCGCACTCGATGCCGAGACCATCACCCGCGCCATCGCTGCCCTGGGTGGTCCTGGCCGCTGGTCTACGCTCTGCCAGACGCACAGCCGAGAACTACAGTTCCGGGTGCGGCCCATGTTCGTCCGCTCGTGGGGGTCTCATGTCTGATCTACTCAAGAGCAAGCGCTGGGAATGTGACCTGCTCGGCTGTCTCATGCTCGATGCTGACACCCTGACCGACATGCAAGGCGCCGGCCTCACCGCTGGGGACTTCTCCAACGACCGCAGGGCGCGACTGTTCGGCTGGCTGGCCGCTCGCATCGAAGCGCGCAAGCCTGCCGACATGATCAGCGTGGTCGAGAGCATCGCCTTGAGGGCCGACCGCGCCGACTTCCCGAGCCTCGCCGATGTGTCGGGCTACTCGGATGACTGCTCGCCAGTCCTCGCCGCCCACATCGCTGGCGAGCTCGTCGGACTATCCTACCGGCGCAACGCCCTGCAGCAGCTCACCGCGCTCGTCGAGGCCTACAAGCAGGAGACCGAGCCTGACGGACTACAGGCCAAAGCGGAGCAGGTGCTCTCTGGTCTGGCTCGAGGAGCCGGCAGCGCATCGACGTGGACAGACGGTGACAGCCTTGCTCGCCTGCTGTATGACGACCTACGCGCCCGTCAGAGTGCCCACAAGGACGGCAGGCCGCAGGGGGTAGCCTGGGGTGTGGATATGCTCGACCGACGCGAGAGAGACCCCGATACGGGCCGCATAGCCCCAACCTTGCCCGCCATGGAGAAGGGGCGGCTCTACCTGATGCCGGCGAGGCCAGCCATGGGCAAGTCCTCCCTTGCCTGTCAGGTGCTCCTGAGCGCTGCGCAGCGCGGTGAGTCGGTCGGCGTATACAACCTCGAGATGGAGGCCGATGGTATCGGGCGCAAGCTCCTATCCTTGCTCTCTGGCGTCCCTACCGCTGTCATGCGTGACGGCTCGATGGATGGCGACGAGTGGCGCCGCACCCGGTCTGCACTCTCGGAGCTGTCCGCCCTGCCCATCCACCTCGACACCAAGCCAGCGCAGAGCATCGACATGATCGCCAGCAAGGCCCGGCGCCTGGCTACCCGCCTACAGCGAGAGGGTAAGCCGCTGCGGCTGCTCGTGGTCGACTATGCACAGCTCATCCGCAGCCCGGGCAAGAGCACCGAGGAGAGACAGAGCGGAGTCAGTCAGGGCCTCCTCGCGCTGGCCAAAGAGCTGCAGATCCCCGTTCTGGCGCTGGCGCAGCTCAACCGCGACTGTGAGAAGCGGGCTGATAAGCGCCCGCAACTCAGTGACCTGCGGGGCTCTGGTCAATGGGAGCAGGACGCGCATTGTATAGCCTTCATCTTTCGAGAAGCCTACTACAACCCCATGTGTGGCCATAACACCACTGAAATGATTATCGCGAAGTTCAGAGACCATAAGACCACTACGCTGTATCTTAATTTCGACCCACAGACGCAGCGGTTTACGGAGCCCAGATGATCACCAGAGACAGCGCAGGGCGGGTAATCCTCATCGAGTCCCCGACGATGACCCTGCGAGAGAGCGCCGGCATCTGGTACCTCGTCGCTGACGATGGCGAGGGAGGAGAGTACCGCGCACGCATTGACCCGGAGCTCGGCCTATCGGCTTGGCACCGACCACCAGAGCGGCCAGTCGAGCCCGCCGAGGTGACCAAGCCGCTACCGAACAACATCCTACCTTGGCCGGTGGCTGGTGAGTGAGCCTGCTAAGACGCGCGGCGGCAGAGTTGCCCATCGTCGCAGCGCTGATCGCTGGCTCGTGGCTGCTGACCGTTCCTGGCTCGGCGACGTGCCTAACCATCCTCACGCTGTGGGTATGGGGCGATCCAATCGTTCAACACGTCTGGCGGCGCCGTGAAGTGGCTGCATCGCCCAAGGTACAGCCGGGTCGAGATCGTGGTCGCCGGTCTGGTCGGATTTGTCGCGGCGTGGATGCTGATGAGCACGGCAAGCTGCATCAAGAGACCACCGACACCGAGCCCGCCGAGCATTGACACAGCGGCGGACACTTGCAACAATACAACCCCCAAAGGAGCCCCACAATGGACAACAAAACAAAAGAATGGGTGACCGTGGCAGAGGCCGCAGAGATCACCGACCGACCAAGTAACTCCATCTCGAATTGGTACCTGTACGAGAAGACTGTGCGACACATGCGCATCGGCCCGCGCAGCGTGCTGGTCCATCTCGGCGACTGCATCGAGCAAGACAAGCGACGGGCTCGTCGCCGTCGCAAGCCGGCGCCCGTTGTCGTCGCTGCGCCTGCTGTCTCTGTCGAGGTGGTGCCGTTCTCGCTGGCTGGTCAGCAGTGCCAGGGATGGCGGATTGACGGCGAGGAGCTGCTCGACGCTGGCCTGCTCGGTCGGCTGCTGGACTATGCCGACAAAAGCCTTGTCAGTCTGATCAAGAGCGATTGGTCGGACGAGTTCATCGCAGGGGAGCATTTCCAATCCGTCTATGGCTCAGCGCTGGAGTCTCTAAAGGGGCAACTGGTCAAGGATGACTCGACCAGTTCAATCCCCAAGCACACCAGAGGCATCACCGCCCTGACCCGCGCCGGTGTCGCTCTCGTCTTGCTTAAGACTCACAAGCCCATCGGCGTCGCACTGCGCCGAGCGCTGGCTGGTGCTCATTTCATGCGAGAGCTACTCGACGGCAACCCTGAGCCGATGCGCCAGGCAGTAGCAGGACCGGGCGAGGCGTCAGCAGTCCTCACCGCTGTGCTGGAGAGCAACCGCGCCATGCTTCAGGCAATGGAGGGGATCGGTCGCATGCTCTCGACCATGGCACAGAGCAACCACCGGCCGGCGCCGACTCATCAGCCCATGGTCACCAGCGCCGACGGTGAATGTGTCTTCATGGCATCAAAGATCGCAGACATTCTACGCAAGGAGTTTCCAGGCAGGGGCATCACAACCCGCTACGATGTTCACCGCTTTGCCAAGGAGTGCGGCATGCGTGGCAAGGATGGCCGCAGCGTGCCGGGATACAGCAGGGTCTCAAGCATCAGCAACGGATACGGGTACATCGTCAAGTATTCAGTCGCCGCCATTGATACGATGCGGGAGATCCTCAGTCAGCAGGCAGAGATGCCATTCTGAGGCCTCATAGCTGTTACACTGTAACGGCATGGCTGTAACACCCGACAAGACCAAGGCCCTCGCCGCCATCCAGCGCGGCGAAGACCCCAAGACCGTCGCTGAGCGGCATGGGGTAGCGTGGCCGACCTTCCGGGTGTGGATGTCGCGATGGCGCAAGTCTGGCCACCTCCCACCCATCGGCGGCGAGGTGGTCAGGCTACCGGCGAAGAAGACCAAGCGGGAGAAGCTTGAGGAGTCACATCAGAGATTCCGACAGCAGCGGGTCTCCTCGCGTGCGCGATCTACACCGCCCGTTGACCGGCTCGCACTCCGCCGCATCGCTCGGCAGCTCATCCGAAAGCTTGACACCGGGCTGATGTGTCCGACGTGCGACGGTGACGCTGCAGAGCCGCTGAGACCGTCGGACTTCGCCCTGTACACCAAGGCCTACGTCCAGCACCTTGACGCGCTGGCGCGGTCGCTGGAGGTGGAGGGCACGCTCTCCGATGCTGAGACCGGCGACGATGCGCTGGACCTGGACAGCCCTGAGACCATCGCCGCGCTTGGTCGGTCGTTGAATCAGCTGGGGCCGCGCCGACTGGTGGCTGTGCTCGAAGCGGATGGGCAGGCGGCTCGGGTGGTGCGCGCTGCGCTCGCTGAGCTGGACAGGGCAGCAGGGTGAGGCTTCTCTCTCTGGACCAGCACGACCTTGACCCGTTGGAGGAGTACCTTCGCGAGCTGCCCGGCTACGGTGGCATGAGCCCACCACAGTCGCAGTTCCATCGCAGCCAGGAACGGAAGCGGTTCCTACGCTGGCCCAACCAAACCGGGAAGACACGCTCTGGCGCCGCTGAAGCATGGTGGCATGCCCTCGGTGATCACCCGTTTAGGGACGTGGCACCTGCGCCCAACATCGGCAGCATCTTGTGCGCTGACCTCAAGAACGGATGGGCGAAGTTGTCGATGAAGATGCGCGAGGTCCAGCCGCCCAACGTTCTGCATCCAGAGTGTTCATTCGACGAGGCGAGGGGCTACTACTTCCGAGGCAAGCGAGGCGTAGGGCTCCAGAATGGTAGTCTCATCCAGGCCTTTGGATCAGAGCAGCCCTTAACCGCCCTGGCCAGTGATACAGTCGACTGGGGGTGGGTAGACGAGCCGCCGAAGCGGTCGCACCTCGGGGAGTTTCGCCGGTCTGGCTATGCCAAGCGTGCGCCCATCTGGGTCACACTCACGCCGATAGGCCGGCCGGTCGAGTGGCTGCGGGACATCGTGACGGGCAACCCGCAGAAAGGACACCCACCACTTGAGCCGGACTGGTTCGAGCTTGTCGGCAAGCTTGACCGGGAGCACTGCCCGCATCGCTCACAGCAGAGCATCGACGAGCAGATAGCGGAGACCGACGCCCTCGACCGAGGCCAGCGCATCGAAGCCCGCTGGCAGGGCTTTTCGATCGCCCGCCGGGTGCCTGGCTTCAGTGAGGCCAACCTCATCGACGACGAGGAGATCGAGAGCCTGCACATCGAAGAAATCGGCTGGGGTGTGGACTGGGGCGAGATCGTCGGCAACACGATTCACTATCTGGTGGGATGGACTGGCTCGGTCGCCTACGTGCTCGGCGAGTGGTCGCCTGACTCACGCATGACCGAGGCCGAGGAGGCGCAAGCACTGCGGCGAGAGCTGCTGCTGCCCTGGGGTGTGGACTTCGACCAGATCAGCACCGCTCGAGGCGATTCCAACTCGGCAGGGCGCCGTGGCATTGCCGCCTCAGTCAATACTCTGATGGACCGGGCTGTGGCTCGCGAGCTTGGCAGGAGCCGCAGCCCTTGCCAGTTGCGCCCGCCATACAAGGGGCCGGGCAGCGTCAAGGCGCGCGCCCGCATCCTGTCCAGCGCCTGCATCGAGGGGCGGCTCTACGTGCATCAAGACTGCCAGCGGCTGACGCATACGCTGCGGCACTGGATGGGCGAGAACAACGACCTAAAACACCCATTCGATGCAGCCGGGTACATACTGGAGCACTATTTGAGCCCGATTACACGATCAGGCACGACTCAAACCCTGGTGAGATGATGAGCAGCTATTACGGCGACCTGAGCAGATCCCCACGAGTACAGGAGCAGCTACTGCGAGACCGGCTGCTGAGAGGCCAGCACGAGCCCGATGTAGAGCGCGAGATTCAGAAGGACTATGCGCCCGAGATTGCGGAGGAGTTGCAGATCAACCCCGACGTATCGGACAACCTCTTTCTGATGACAATGTCGCAGCTCGCCGTGTCCTATGACCATACGCCGTCTGTGCAGGCCGAGGGCATCACCGATGCCGATGACCTGGCGCCCATCATCCCGCCGAAGCTGTGGCCGCTGTGCCAAGAGCGCGACCTCGTTCAGCGCGGCATCCGTGAATGCTTCATGCGCCTCGACTGGTCAACCGAGGAGGGCACCGAGGCCGTCAGCTATCGCGTGGTTAGCCCTGGCTACGTTATCAAGGCAGAGGCCGACGCCAGCCAGCCGGACCGCCCTGTGTGCCTCACCGAGTACCGGCTGAGGATGCGCGACGGTGAGCAGCGCGAGACCTATGAGACGTGGGACATTCGAGACCCTGCCGCGCCCATCTTCCGTATCGAGGAGGAGGTAGACGGCGAGCGGGTAGACATGACCGCGACGTATACCGACTCGACGGACTACCCGTACACCGACGAGGACGGCGCGCCTATCCTGCCCTATGTGCTCTACCATGCGCGCCTACAGGATCGGCTCTTTGACTTCATGAGCGGCGTGGAGCTGGTGCGCGGCACGCTGCGCCTGTGCGTCGGCTGGACGAGTTGGTGGTGTGCCTTCGATAGCGCAAGCAGCCCCCAGCGGGTGACGATTGACCTCGAGCCACCGGCAGGCACAGCCCGCACCCTTGCCGGCTCGCAGAACGTCGAGACCATCACGACCAGCCCCAGAACGATCCTCAAGTTCAATAGCACGAGAGACAGCGCTGGACGCATCGACACATACCCGCCCGGTATGGCGCCCATGGATGGCGTGGAAGCGCTCAGGGCCTACGGTGAGCGCCTCGCTGTCTATGCTGGACTCAACCCCGGCGACCTCATCGCCAGCGGCTCACCACAGAGCGGCATCAGCATCGTGGTGAGCCGAGACGGACAGCGACGGGCACAACAGAAAGCCGAGCCGGTCAACCGTGACGGTGATGCTCAGCTGCTCGCCACAGCAGCCCGCCTCGCCAATGCCTACGGAGGCGCCAGCCTGCCGACCGATGAGCGGGCCTATAGCATCCAGTATGCCCAGCTTGGTCTCAGTCAGCAGGAGCGCAAGATTCAGATCGAGAACCTCCAGAACGAGACCGCGCTGGGACTGGTGAGCCGTGTCACGATGGCCCGCCGACTCAACCCCGGCCTTGACAGCGACGAGGAGGCCATCACCTTCCTCGTTGACCAGCAGCTACAAGAGCAGCGACTGGCCGAGGCGCTCGCAGAGACCACCGAGCCAGAGGAGGACATTCCGGGCGCAGTGGCCGAGATCGGCGCCGCTCGTGAGATGCTGCGCGGTGGTGCTGTGGATGTGGCCGCGCT